CTATAAAATACACTTATCTAAAAAAGCCAAACCTACCGCAATCAAAGCAACAGAAATTTTAATATATTTTGGAGGATTTAAAAATATGATTCCAACGAGTATATTAGCAGCACAAATTGTTATAAGTTTAAAATCTAAAACAACTCCAAATATTAAGTCAAAAAATATTAACGTTACAACAAATATTAATAAATCCCGTTTTTTATCAATCACATTCTTCTCCTTTACCCCACCAACTCAAACCAGCACAGTTCATACAGCAACTTTTATCCAAAATTATTTTTTATCTTCAGTTTTTTCTTTTTCAAAATTTTGAAGTTTTGATAAGTCTTTGGCATATTCTATCAATTTTTTTCTATTAATTTCATTTAAGTTATAACTTATATTGTTTAATTGTTTGATATCTTCATTTATTTTTCGTTCTTGATTGTCGTTAACATATTGTCTCAATTCCTTGATAGTGGGATTTTTGGCTTTTCCTGTATCTTTTTTATATTCATCAGATAATATTTTTGTTTGTGAGTTTAAAAAATCTAAACTTTCAGTAAATTTTTGAGAGTCGATATCATTTCCTGTCACGTATGCGGTACTTACATCAAAATAATCAGCTAAAATTTTTGCTTTATCTACCCTTGGGGTGACCCCACGAGACTCATAGCTTGCAAGTGTAGATTTTCCAATACCTACAGCTTCACTTAATTGTTTAAGCGTTAACCCAGAGTTAGACCTTAATTCTTTAATCCTATTTGACATATTTAACACCTCTTCAAAAAATTATAACACAAAATTCAATTGCGTATAACTTTCCGCTTGCAAATTAAACAAAATTAAACTATAATAATTTTATCGACAATAAATTAAACGAAATTAAACGGAAAGGGGAATGTTTTTATGAATGAAATCACCTTAGAAATAGCAAAAGCCATACGCAGAAAGCGTGCAGATTTGGGATTGACAAAAAAGCAAGTCTATACTCAATTAGATATTTCTTTTAGAACGTATAACAAAATCGAAACCAGTGGTTCTAGAGTAAAAAGAAGTGTTTATCAAAAAATAACATACTGGCTTGCTAAAGACTACTAATAATCATCAAAGAGAACAATCGTCGATAGTTATGAGTAATTTCTATCTAACGAACGTACACAAGGTATTCACGTCCTTGGAAGTATCTTTCCTGATTTCACAGCCTAAGCATGGCTCTAAACTACTGTCCTAACAGACCGCAATGTCTTTAAACTACGTAGAAATGAGGATAAATGACCCCATTAGTATTATTTGACAGCCTAGACTTGTCTAAAGCAAGTAATGAAGATTTTTACACTACTACCGAGATTATTGCTGAACAAACAGGCATTGCCTATGATTCAGTTTCTCGATTGGTTCGTAAATATAAAAAGAAACTTGAAGAAATAGCACCGTTGACATGGCACTTTGAAAGTTCCATGAAGAAAGGTTCACGCGGATTTGAAATCCGTGTAAACAACCGAGGAAACGCAAGAAAAGTTTATCATCTCAACGAACAACAAACTTTATTCTTTATTCCATTATTAGGAAATACTCCAGCAGTTGTGCAATTCAAATTTGATTTAGCTGCTGCATTTATTGCTATGAGAAATGAGTTACAAGCACGAAAGATTGCAAGAGCAGTCGAGAAGCAAAAAGGTGTTACTCTTCATCAATCTATTTCAGAATGGGTACACTATCCACGTCATGGCAATACATGGCACACCATTATTAGAAGTTTGCTTGCTACAACTGTAACAGGACTAACTAAAAAGCAGATACAAGCTAGAGATACAGACTGGCGAAAAGAAAAAACGCTCCTTGACCTCTTAGATTCGGAGGAAATGGAGCGTTATAAAATTCTTGAAAGTATCGCAATAGCAATGATTGGAGCTGGTTCTGATTATGAGCCTATCAAAACAGCTATTAAAGCCACAATGACAACAAAAAAAGCCGGACATCTCCCCAGATAAACGACTTTAAATTATAAGTAAGGCAAGCCTTGCAGGGCTTTGCTTTACTCCATTCTAACAAAAATTATCAGCAAAATCAAAGCTGATTGACCTTTGAAAACTGAATAAGAGTAAACTTCTTGAAATATGATTTATTTTAATTAAGTAATACTTAATTATTGACATTACGAAATACTTAATGTATAATATAGTATGTAAGGTTAATCAAGGGTTACGGCTTAGGCAAATGAGTACTGATTAACTTACAAATTTAGTGAGAAAGGTATTCAATTTGACCGAGGAAGAAAAGAAAAAACTAGGGCGACCGTTTTCAGAAAAGCCTAAAGTAACAGCTTTGTCTATCAAATTAGATAAAGAGACCCAAGACATACTAAACGACTATACCGAAAAGGAAAAGGTTAGCAAAAGCGAAGCCGTCCGTCGTGGTATTCACAAATTAAAATAAAAAAAACTCTCAATGTACATCAGTTTGGCGACGTCGTACATTAAGAGTTGAGTACCGAGAGTTTCACTCGATAGATAAATTATATCAAGAAGTGAACTCTTTTTCAACACGCATTTTTTAAAGTGCGAGAAATAGAGTTTTTTTGTATCCAAAAATACAAATTAGCCCTAGAAATTCAAAGGTAAAATCATGTTTGAAGAACTAGAAATTCATATCGAAGAAATTGAAATGTATATACAAAACATCTACAAAGCTGTTAATGATTATGCAAGCGGAACTTATGAAAGTTTCGAGTTAGATGATAAAGGCAATCTCTTTATTACCAAAGGTAACGCACAGGACTTATCAGATTATGTCAGTGACTACCTTATGACCATTGCTAACATTATCGGTGTATCAATAATTGAATAGAATCGGAGCTAAAAATGAATAACACAACAAACAAAGAAACTTATATCCTTGACGATTCAATCGCTTTTGAACTCATGGACGTATTAAAAGCCAAAGCACGTCACTTTATCCAACTTAATGAGTATGTTTACCGCTTGTTTGACGGTCAATCAGTAGTGACTTTCACAACTTTAGAAAATAACATTCAAGTAGAAATGGTTAAGGGGTAAAGCATGATTGAAGATATTAATTTAAAAAATGCTGAAATTTTGGCAATTCTAACAATGGTTTTTGATGAAGTGCAAGGAATTTACGAACTCGAAAAAGGAGTTAGGGAATACGAATTGGATAGATTGAAAGATACTTTAACGACGTCGTTTTATATGATGAGCAAACGAGCGGAAGATATCAATGAAATAGCTAGTTTGATTATGAAAAAAGAGAAGCCAAAGGAGGCAGGAAGTGAATGATGACACCTTAACGAATCTTGTTGCCCGTGGCTTAGTTGATAAAATCATTCATTTATTTAATAAGTATCTTGGTACACAGCTCAAAATCAGAAATGAAAAGCGAGTATTACCTTATATCTCTAAAAAGCGTGTTATGGAAGACTTAGATATATCAGACGGCACACTTGATAATTGGGAAAAGCACGGATTGAATCGCTATAAACCAAGATACAAAACTTCACTTATTTACTATCTGATTGATGATATATGTAAGTTCATCATTATAGATACATAGCAACTTGTCAGGCAAGGCAAATTTTATTAGAGGATTGAGAAAATGCAAAATATTATTAGGGTTTGCCCTTATGTGGCTGGTATTGATAGCGTAGGTATGAGAAGTTTAAAAGCCTATCACACGGAACTGACAGACAAGCAAATCGAAAAAATAGACCCATTAAATGCAAACACAGGCACGGTTGATTATAGCTTTAAAGTTCGTAAATATAAGCACGGTGTCCGCTTTGAGGGCGAAAAAGAGGGTGGAGAAATCAGTCTCTTTGATGAGGTAGCAAAATGATTGAACACCACCAAGGTTATACGGCTATAAAACGGTACGGACGGAATAGTTTTAGAACAGCAGGCAAACACCCGTTTAAGATAATTCACAATGCACGAGCGGTTAAATATGACCTCATACAGCAGTTTGAAGCAAGTACAGGCATAATCTTACCCAGCGGAGTGAAAAGAAACTTATGCACGCAACCAGTACCATTTTTAGGTAAAGAGCTGGCTATTATAAAAATACAGATAAAGGAAACTAAAAAATGACATTAAGAAAATTAAGTGATGAAGAAAAACAAGAAATTAATAACCTTGATTTAACTCATGAAGACATGTATAAAATGCTGAAAGCTCAACCAGATATTGAAATAAAAAATATTACAATTGAAGCCTTATTTAAAGATGACGATTTACTCGCAGTAACACCGCAGTTTGATGACATCTCAAACCTTGAAGCTGTCAATATCTTACTTAATGTGTTAGTTGCAGACGCAAAACAAAACACTGACATAGAGAATTTTATCAAGACCATTATTTCTATATGGGGAACTTATGACGAAGCGGAGGGGAAGCTATGAAACTTAAAAACTTACAAAAAATTGACCAAAACATTATTAAATTTCTTGCTGAACATCGAGGAATTGACCGAGCTGTTAAAGGCAAGATTTTATCACAAACACTTGATATTGACTTTAGGACTTTGCAAAGTCGAATTGAGTACCTACATAAACAAGGTTGCGCCATTGGTTCGATTGATAACGGCTATTTTATCCCAACTAATGAAGACGAACGCAGAGCTGGAATCATTAAAAAGCAACGGACAGGCATTGCGATTAATAATGCGGTCAATGGCTATACCCTTGCAGAACTTGATTGGATTGACCAACTCTTTCAGGAGGACTGACTATTGACACCAAAAGAACAAGCCCTAAACTGTATTAATCGCGGTTTTTCTGTTATCGCTGGTTATCCCGCTGGAAAAAGCGAGAGAGCTGTTATAAAAGGAACTTCAAGCGGAACACTTGACGAAATCACAGTAAGCGAATGGTTTGATGAAATACCGAACCGCAATATTATGATTAATCTTAGAAATAGCGGTTTGATTTGTATTGACTTAGACCAGCACCAAAACGGACAGAATGGGCGGAGTGTTTTCAGTCGATTGTGGAATGAACACAGCGAGGGCGAAATACTAAGCACCTATGTTGAAAAGACACCCACAGGCAACGGCTTACACGTTTTCTTTAAAGTTCCCAAAGAGCTATTCAGTCAGCCGATTGTCAATGAACTAGCGGACGGCGTGGAGATAAAAACACACTTCACACCAATCTACCCAAGCAAACGCACAGACGGCGATTATATCCCTTTGAATGATACAGAAACTAACGAGCCTTTAACTTTCGATAGTCTTTGCGATTGTCCTGACTGGTTACTTGAAATGATACAGCGACCACAAAAAAGACAGAACCCAACGCTAGGTAGTCGGACTTATGGCGCTGAAATGTGGGAGTTATTCAACCAAGGCGCACGAAAAGGCAACCGAAACAACGATACAAATCGCATACTTCACTACTGGAGAAAAATTGGTATTGATAATAATAGCTGTATGGACTTATTGCGAACCTTTAACAATCGAACCAGTCCGCCCTTACCTGATGACGAGCTGGCGACCATTTGGAAAAGTGTATTCAAGATGAAATAGAAAGGAAGTCATGACAGACCAACTAGAAAAACTTGTGGCAGAAACGCCACAGGGAAACGTAAGAAGTCCCAAACCTCAAATAGAGGACTTCACGGAATATGGCGAGGGCGGAACAAAAAGCGTAAGTATTACAGCTTATAGCGAAGCTGTCCTTGATTGGATTGAGCAAGAAAAAGAAATCATTAATAACCCTGATTATGTCAAAGCAAACACTCAAACGCTTAGAGCTGTTAGAAAACTATTCTTTGAACACCGTAACTTATTTTTAAGCACACCTAAAGAGGACGGCAAGCCACCGAAATCATTAACTCCTTTAGAGACAGCAAGAATCATCTATAAGACGCTAAAAGTCATCAAATTAGACCACCAAAGCGGACTGTTAGGCGTTTATAATCCTGAACTAGGGATATATGAAACAAATGAGAACTTCTTTCATCGGCTCATTTATTGGCTAGAGCCGTCATACAGTCAGGCACGGTCAAAAGAAGTCTTATTCAAACTTGAAACCTTAGCAGAGGTTAAACAACAAACCGCAGAAGCTCACTTGATACCAGTTGCTAACGGCATTTTTAACAAGAAAACGCAACAATTAGAGCCATTCAGTCCTAAATACGTCTTTACGTCAACCATTGCGACCAAGTACAATGCTAAGGCAAAAGTACCTCATATTAACGGCTGGAACGTAGACGACTGGCTCAATGATTTAATGAGTGGAGATAAAGAGCTTGTTAGCCTTTTATGGCAAATTATTTCCGCAAGTACCAACGGCAACTACTCCTATCGTAAAGGCGTGTGGCTAGTCGGTAAAGGAAATGACGGCAAAGGGACTTTTCAGAGCCTTATCATGAACCTTATCGGACGTGAGAACGTGGCAAGTGTCAAAGCTGAACAATTTGCGGAACGGTTCGCCCTTTCCCAAGTCGTTGGCAAAACTTGCATTATTGGAGATGACAGCCAAGTCAGCTACTTAGACAATGCAGGGAACTATTTCAGCGTAGTTACTGGCGACCCGGTACCGATTGAAGCGAAAGGAAAGCAGCCAACGCTGGCAGTATTTAACAAGCTAGTTATTCAATCGACTAATTTCTTACCTAAGTTCAGAAACAAGTCAAACGGAACTTATAGGCGTTTGCTTATTGTTCCCTTTAACAAGTCTTTCACGTCAGATAATGACAACTGGAAAATCAAAGATGATTATATTAAACGCAAAGATGTTTTAGAGTACGTGCTTAAAATCGCTTTATCGCTTAACTTTGAGAAGTTTGACGAACCAAAAGCCACACAAGGGCTGTTAGATGACTTTAAAATTTCTAATGACAATGTACTAGCCTTTGTAAATGATATGTTTGAGGAGTTCGTCAGTGATTTTCTACCCTCTATATTTTTAAGTAGTTTATACCGTGCATGGTGCGATACTGAGGGCGTAAAACCGTTCACTAAGCGAGAGTTTGAACTTAAATTACCTGATTATATTAAAGAAGAATGGGAAAAAACAAGCAGACGACCGAGTGATGCAGGTTTTAATCGAGCTGTAGATTTGCACCGAGCGAATGAATCGGAACTGTTTAGACGTTTATTTCATTGGGATGATGACAAGCATAAAAGCATGACCAAAGGTTATTTACGTAAGGAAACGAGAAAATGACACCGTACTTCGGTAACATGTTACCGTTAGCGGTAACAACTTAAACCGCATGGTTAAGCTATTTGTAGAGTGTTGTTACCGTGTCACCGTACTTTTACTACTTCGCCAGGAATTTATCAGAGGAAATAAAAACATGAAAAAAATACGCTGTCCGACAAATTGAATTTACTGACAGAACCTGACAAAACCTGACTTAAAAATATAAATCGGAGAAAATAAAATGAGCAACGAAACAAAAAAATTAGAAATCCCAGTCGCTGAAAATGAGAGAAATAAAGCAGTTGAAAATCTTCTCTCATTAAAAGAATACTTTGATACCCAACTTCAATCAGACCAAGAAACTTATCAAGCGATCGCGACATTAGGCGATAAGTTGGGCGTTCTGTGGAATGCCGATAAGTAATAAATAACGAAAAATGGAGAAATAACATGCAAGTAAAATATATTGAAGAAGCAAAAAACAAACTCGAAAAACAAGCTAAACCACTCACTAAAAAAGTGGATAAAACGAATCAATTAATTTCTGAATTAAAAAATAAAATTGAAAAAATGGAAAATCAATCTCAAAATGATGATATTGATGAATCACTCAAAGCCTTATCTGAATTGAATAACGATAAGCAATTACTAGAGACATTAGAAAAACGGCTGGCGGAGGAACAGAAAGAGCTAGATGTTTTCTGGAGTTCTCAAGAAGTTGATGATACTATCAGAGAAGCAGTAAGCCTAGCAGATAATTTGAGTAACATTGAGCTAGATTTATTAAAAAGTACAGTGTCTAAAGATACGAAGAAAAAACTAAAGGAATATAACAAGGAAGTTGATGACCAACGTTATCGCCTTCAGGAATCAGGGGATTACTTACTAGAAAAATCAAATGTTTATTCTCGAGCCGAATTAGATAATTTAATTAGTCAAAAAAACAGAAGTCATAAAAATAACTTTTTCTTTGGAATTGTTAGAGTAATGGCAGGTCAGTATAAAAAAGAATTAATGGAATTTCTAAAATCTGAAAAAATACTGACTGATTTAGATTAGGGGATTAAATGACTAAAAAAACAGAAATTAATTTTGGGATTGATAGCAAACTAGAAATTAGAGACGCAAATAAAAAAGCAGGATTCATTGGGCAAATTGCAGGGTATGCCATTGTATTTAATAAGCCAAGTGTGCCTAATGCACCTTTTATTGAGTATATTTCTTCATCGGCGCTCAATAATGTTGACCTAAGCGATGTATTAGCTTTATATAACCATGATTACGCCAATGTGCTAGGCAGAGTTGATGCAGGAACTTTAAAGTTAAGCATTGATAACGTCGGCTTGCATTTTGTTTTGGATATGCCAGATACAACAGTTGGCCATGATGTCTATAACAACATAAAGGCTGGAAACCTTAAAGGCATGAGTTTCGGCTTTGTCGTGGCAGACGGTGGCGATTCGTGGCGACAAGGAGCAAGTAAACCTATCAGAACAATCAACCAACTTCAAACATTAGGCGAAATAAGCGTAGTAAGTAAACCAGCTTATGATGATACTTCTATCAATGTCACTCGTTCTATCAAACAATTTGAAGACGAGCGTACACGAAAGTATAAAGAAAAAGTAAGAGCTTATCTTGACGGATTAAGTGATTAGATTATAATAAAAAAACCTAGTCTTTATTGGCTAGGTATTTATTGTTAATGTCAGAAAAAGCGAAAGTGACACCGCACTTCGGTAACATGTTACCGTTAGCGGTAACAACTTAAACCGCATGGTTAAGCTATTTGTAGAGTGTTGTTACCGTGTCACCGTACTTTTCCTACTTCGCTAGGAATTATATAGAAAAAGGAAAATATTATGAATGATAAAGAAATTGAAGAACTTGGAAAAGTTATTGACGAAGCAGAAAAGCAAGGACTGACAGACAAAGAAATCGCGTCAGGCTTAGTTGCCGGTGCTATATTAGGCGGATTTGAGGTAGTAAATAAATAATGTAACTGTAGTTCAGTAACACGTTACTGTTAGAAGTAATAGCTTTAACCTTATGGTTAAGCCGTTTGTAGAACTTTGTTACTATGTTACCGCAAAAACACCTACTCGCTAGGAATTTATAATATAGCATGAAAGGATATAAAATAGATGGTTAGATATTATTGGGGGAGACCTCAAGATGTTGTAAGGTGGTATCTTAGAGGAACGTTATACCTAAGCGCTCAAAGCAGAAAATCTTATATTGAAAAGATAGGAGCTGAACCAGGCAACTTACCAAGGCTTCTTAAATTATTAGATAATCTTGATGAGCTATTTGATTCAGTAGATACTGACAGCATAGCATTACTATGTTTGAGATACGTTGAGTTATTAAGTATCGCAGAGACTACAAAGCGCACAGGACTATCAGCTTATCAGATTACAGCTAAGACAGGTAAGGTCATGAAGAAAGCTAAGGAAATTATATCTAAAGTATGATATAATAGTCTTATAAAAAAAAGACGCAGAAATGCGCATGGTATGATAATGCAGGAAAGTATCTCTAATTGTGGGGGTGCTTTTTTGTTTGGAGGATTGTATGATGAATGAGCTAGAGTTTAATATCAGATTATATCTCACAGGTACAATGAAGTCATGGACGGATAGGATAGACAGCTCAGACCAACTCACACCACAACGCTTTATATTCAAAGCAATGACAGAGGTGTTTGATTCATTGAGTGATGATGACCTAGAGTTAATCAGACTTAGATACATGGAACGCATGACACTATCAGAAGTTGCAAGTCGTTATCTGTTACACGAACATACTATTAGAAACCACACGAACCCAACTATTAAGCAAGTGAAAAAGATTATAAAACAAGGTAATGAACTTTCAATAAAACAAAAAAGCCCGTGA